AAGTAATGCCATCTTACTGCACCTTTATAAAGCTCCAGAAAAACACCTGGGCGCAGACGCAGACGCCTACGCCCAGATGACCGAGGGAGAGAGACTACTTAAAATCACCCACTGACTGTGTAAGTGATCTTCAGGGTATCGCCACTTTGGACGGAGACAGTCGAGCTAAAAGCTGCTGTCGCCCACAAAGTACCAGCAGAACCGGACTTTGTGTTGTCACTAGTAATGAAAATACCTTTCAATGTCGCGCTACCGTTGATACTAAAGTCCACTGTAGCAGCATTTGTAATTTGACGCGCAGCGGCAGCACCCATAGTCCATTGAGGACGTGTGCCCGCGGAATAGACCGTAGACTCAGACCAGCCCGCGTGCGAGCCCATTGTGTCTCCGGCGGCGAATGCCGTCCAACCACTGTTGTCAACTAAACCAATATACCAAGTCGTGACTGGTGTGCCAGCATGAAATTCTGTTTCCAGGATGTGGTTCATGCCAACATCAACAATACCGTTCGGGACTCGGTATATACCGATCAGCTTTCCAGCCTTGTTGCGATGTTCAACAAGGAAGAAACCCTTTACTCGGAGTATACTTGCAAAATTCATTAGAAATCCTCCAAACGACTGTTACGGGCTGTAATTTGTTAGTGCCCCGACGCGGCCCGTTGCATGACTTGGCACCCTGATCCATTAACTAAGACGTGAAGTTCCACGCCTTAACTCTCGTTGTAAAGCTGTAGCGATATCACGCGCCGTTTGGCTCGCACCCTCGCCTTGTGTGACAGAAACATTTACGTCACCTATATTTGTAACTGGGCCACCACGCTCCCTATAAATAGGTTCGCGCCCAGTGTTCATGGCCTGAAGTTGAGATGAAAATCGCCGTGCATTCTTAGCACTTACAATAAACTCTCCAGGAGCGGCCATGATCGGAATCCTATCCTGCCCCCTTGGTGAGAAACCCCCATCACTTCGATAACGGACTGAAGGTCCGCCGTAATAGGCAGCAGCGCTTCCGCCAGAACACGCCGCTGATGCAGATGCACATGCTGCTGCCGCCGCCATTGCAGCCGCCGCAGCGGCTCGCATAGCTGCTTCTGCGGCATACCCAGCATTAGCACAACCTTGCAATTGAGTTTGCCAACTACCAGCAGCCGTGGTAGCCGCATTAGTAGCTGTTGCTGCACCATTGATTGCAGTAGTCAAATTTCCCATCAATTCGATACCAGTGGTAATATGCACTGTAACCGCTTCAAAACCAAATTGCAGAGTACCAACGGCCATGGCAGCTTGATCCATACTTGCTGCAATCTGGGCGGCAATTTCAGCCGTGCCGCCTATAGCTTGAGTAACTCCGTCAATGTTTTCAAGAACAGTAGAGAATTGAGTATCAACCTTTATCAATTCACTGGTTAATTGACGTGCGGCTTCAGCTTGTGCGTTAAGTTCCTCCGCCGTTTTCTCAGGCGGGGGAGGCTGTGTGGGCGCAGCAGCCGCTTCAGCGGGTACTGTCTTAGCCAGGGTTAAATCTTTTTGAGCTTGGACGGCGCCTTGAAGCTCAGCCTTTAACAGGCTGGCTTGGTTAGTTTCCTTACTTATAGCTTCCGTAGCTTGTGCTGCTACGCCAGGCATATCAACTACAGCTTGCTTAGCGCCCTCAAGTTGTTCCTTAGTGCCAACAGCTTCCTGAGTCGTCGCTTTCGCCGCCTCGGTCGCAGCTTTTTCCGCTGCTACTTTCTTATCCAGAGCCTCTACAGCGTTTAAGTAAGACCCTTCACCCATTTCAAGCTGCTCGTTAGTCGCTTCTACGGCTTCAAGACTTGCTTTTTGACCCTTCGCCAGTTGATTGAACGCGTTCTTAAATCCCTTGACCTGGTTATTCGTAAGCTCTCCGTTCTTCCGCATTATCTCGGCTATTCCTAGAAGCTGGGCATGTTGCAGACGCATTTCCCCAGTCCAAGGCTTTCCTGCCTCAGCAAGACCTAGAGCCTGCTGTGCTAAGATTTCTAGACCGCTGCGAATCCCTTCTACTCCTTTATCCACTTTTCCAAAGCCAGTGTGGATATTATCAAAGCTGATACTTTCAATAGAGTTTTTGAGAGCATCTATAGACGTTTTTGTAGTGTTTTCGATCTTTCTTTGCAGTGCTTCCCAGTTCGCAATGATGTCCTTGAGCACTATCTCCATTTGCGAGCCCATTTTTCCCGCGTCTTTGAATATATCTATCTCACCAAAGCGCTTTACAAACTCTTTGATAATATGCTCATTTTCGATTTCAATTTTGACACCGACTGTGTAAACTTTTTGACTAAGCGTAGTTTGAAGTTCAGTCGTTATATTACTCCAGTCGATCTGTGCTTTACTGAAGGAAGACTGAAGTTCACTCTTTATCTTATCCATTGATTCCTGAATATTCAATCTCTCGAATATATCGAAATCAGATGGAAATGCAGCTTCCAACGAGGCTTGAATTTCGGGCATTAACTCAGCAATCTCTAAAGTATCTGCCTTTATTTGCGCCATGAGTTTGGGGACGCCTGCCTTAGCCATTGGATCAGCAAGCTTTATCAATTTCTTGTAAAGTTCCTCCGCCTTCACCCCAGCTTGGTCAAGCCGCAACAATTCCTCTTTATGAGTTGCATCTTGAAGCTTTCTTCGCTCCGCTTGGAATCCAAGCTCAGAACGAATTCTTGTTTGTCGGATTTTATCAAGTTCATTTTCAGCACGTCTTATGTCGCCTTTGTGCCCTAACTCCTCGGCGGTGGAAACGGCTTCTTCGGCACGAGACTCTGCGAGTTGCGACAATTTACGAGCATGGGCTGCATCTTCCTCATTAGCACCAGCAGTAGCATAAGCCTTACGTGCCCGCCCCGCCGCATCTTGAGCACGTTCAATTTCGGCCCATAATTTCTGGCGATCACTCATGTTACGCTTTTCACGCTTGAATGCAGAATCAGAAATTGACTCTTGCGTCTTAGCAATTACTTCCATGGATGTTTTAATAGCGTCGTCCGCTCCTGTAGCGGCTTTCCTTATTTCATCAATCATCTTCTTTCTTTGTTGAAACAAGTCGTTGATCGTATTCGTAATAACAGTCTTAATTCCCGTACTCTCAGCCTCAAAGGCAAGTACAGCCCTTTTATATGCCTTTGTTTGAGCGGCCCAGCCGGCGCTCGTGATTTTTGAAATTTCCTCGAATTCCTTTTTGGTTGTTTGAATACGTCTCTGCGACCAGGCTTCATGCGCTGCTGTCCACTCTTCCGTGTTTTTCTTTTGCCGCTCCATTATCTCCGTTTGCACATCACTCCAGTCTTGAATCGCCTTAGTCACATAGATCGTTGCCATCGCAGCCGCGACCGCGAGCGCAATAGGCCATAAGGACAATAACGATGCCGCTAATGCTTTAACAGAGACCGAGAAGCCTGCAAGAGTAAGCGCAGCAAGGGCAAATTTACCGCTCATTACTAACGCTGCGGCGCCGACGCCTAACATAGCGGCTGCAAGATAATCAAAGTTTGAAGTTAGAAGTGTGATAACCTTAGCAATAGGAGCACTTACTTCAAGTAACGATTTACCGAATTTGATGACTTGATTACTGAGAGCATTCCATGCTTTCTCTGCCTTACGGCCAGTAGTTTCTTCCATCAACTCGAAAGCTTTTTTCGCTGCTCCGGCACTGTTTTCCATTTCCTCCAGGGCTGCATTTAGCGCATTTCCCTCATTTGATGTGAGATTCAAAGCACCAACCATAGCGCGAACGCGACCAAGCAAATCAGCAAACTCTTTACTGCTGCCAGCAGTTGCGTCCTTCATTTTAAGCAACACGCCTTGGAGACCACCAAAACGACGAATCGCTTCAGGCCCGTCTTCAACGCCCCATTGATGGTACAACTCTTGTAGCTTTTCAGTAGGTCGCAGAAGTTTTTGGGATACTTGTGTCAACTGAGTGATAGCCGTATGTGCCGGCACACCCTTTTGAGTAAGGGCTGCTATTGCAGCGGCCATTTCCTCATACTTGATTCCAAGAGCGGCGGTGAGAGGGGTAACACGTCCAAGCACGTCACCAAACTCACCCATGCGAAGACGACCTAATTCAATCGTCTTGAAAAGAACATCTGAAACACGATCTACTTCAGATACATCTAAAGCATAACTGTTCATAATTGAGGACAGGGCGTTTACTGATTCCTTTAACTCGGAGTGAGTGGCAATAGAAAGTTTTGCCGCATTCTCCTCGAAACGAAGTGCATCCCCAGCCTCAACAACTTGATTTGATAGAGTCTGATACAAACCTTCGGCAACTTCATCCGCTGCAATACCAAGATTAGTAGAAAGCTCTAAAACAGACGCGCTCGCCTCGTCGAATGAACCAAGAGCACCTCTAGCAATTGTGGAAACTTCACCAACGGCTATTGACAATTGCTTAGCAGCCTCATGTGCTTCAAAAAAGCCGCTAACTAGTTTACTAAGCGCGCGTACAATTACCTGTGCTTGGACAACTCTAATTACAGTTTTCCAAGACAAAGTAATCAACTTGGCCGCATTCTGACCGGCATTGCCGGCGTTATTCATAGAGTTTTCAACTTTGGCCGCCGCTCCCGCTGTGGTAGTAGCCCCTTGTTGAACGACCCTGCTAGATTGTGCAGCAGCTTGACCGAGACTGGTCACCGCTGTGACGCCTCGATTCACTCCGGTACTATATTGAGAAAATCCCGCCCCCGCCGAAACTACAGTTTGTCCTAAGCTACTGAATGCTTGGTTAGTTTTCTGCACTGTAGCCGGAACCGATGGGGGCACGCCCCCAGCCTTTGCCAATCCTTGCATGGCGGACCTAGCTGTTTTAGCAGCGGAGCCGAGTTCTCGCAATGCTGCGCTGGCTGGTTTCGCTTTAGTTGTAAATTTCGTTAGTGCCTTATTCGTAGATTCCAAGCCCAGCTTAAATTGATTAAGCTGCTCTTGCAATTTACGTAATTGCTCAATCGCACTTGAGGCGTCGAAACCTAGTTTTTGTGTAATTTCCTCTGGCATTATGCCACCTTTGTCAATCGGAGGAACTTATACGGATTAGGTAAAACTGTATAACGTGCAAACCCTTCAAATTCCTTTGCCCCAGCCTCTTGGAAGTGGTAAGGTGTGTGGCTATGTAAGCCAGCACGTCTAAAAGGAGCGGGCGGTTCAGGGCCCCAAACTGCATGGTTATACTCATTATACGCAAGATATCGCAGCGAACTACTATAACGAAAATGCCAGCGAGATGCTGAAGCTTTAAGCTCCAGCCCACCCTCGCCCGTGGAACGACCTAGTGACTCCCTGTCCTTACGACTTTGTTGGGGACCATAGGGAATACTCATGCCTACATCACGGGCCAGAGCTTGGAACGTAGCCCTTGACGCCTTGGACCACGTAGGAATAAGAGCGATAACAGTAGCGTGAAGCCACATTTGAGCAGCTTGCTTGATCCAATCTTGCATGAACTTGTCAAGATCGGCTTTGTAAGCTGACACATCAAGTTTAATTGACTTAAACCTTGGCTTCCATCTCATCGGCGTCCTCTCCTCCTACCCTTAGCTGGTGGCTTCTTAGCGCCGCTTCCGCCGCCGCCAAGCATAGCCTTTTTCTCTTCCATCTCATCATACTCGCGAACTTGCTGATAAGCTAGAATAAGTGCTTGCGTCCATACGTCAGTATCATCCCAGTTTTCCTTTACGCCTGGGGGACGGATTCCGAGACGCTCGCAGGATCGCCAGATGGTGTACTCTCCAGTTCGGTATCGGGGCCATAATATTCGCCTGGCTCCTGAACTGGACCACGTAGAAAAACCTCGCGGGCTTCCTTCAATTTGGCTTCATCCAAAGCGTTTGCTTGCATTACACAAACGATGATGCGGTTGACCTCTGTAGATGAAATACCAGCCTCTTTAAGTTCCTTTTGCCACTCCATCCATGTAGACGGATCACTAATGTTGATCTTTTCCCATTCAACGTTGCTAGGCTCAAGAGACTTCAGCACCATATAAGCAAAACGAAGCTCGCCATGTTGCTGAACTCGTTGCATATATGTTTCGTCATTGGCATTGGGCTTCCATCCATCTTTCGTACGGATTCCAGGCGGAGTAGGCAATGGACAGAGAGCTTCAAACTCATCCATATCTGCTACAGCCCGAGCACGAATTACAATGTTTTCACCTTCTAATCGCGGCAGTACAAGAACTTCTTCCGCCGGACCTTGAATCTCTACTCCTCCAATTTTCATCTTCTATCTCCCAGGGTTAAAGAAGGTGGGAGCGGGGAATCCGCCCCCACCGAATTAACATACTTATGCACTACAATCAGTGATTGTACTACGTGCCGCAGTTGCTTCGCTTACATTGCAACGACCAGACACGGCGATTGTTGCTTCGCCAAGGTCAAATTCCAGCGACTCATAACGGAAGTCGGAGAACGTAACCAATTCGTCTTCATCGCTACCACACGGTACACAATGCATTACGATCATATCAACAGCATAAGGCTCGCACAAGTCAGACGAACTTGACACCCACTCTGAAGCATCACTTTGCTGCTTCAAAGCATCGACTGGCGTAATGTCTTCGCTTGTGCCGGTTGTGATATGTTCATAAACAAATTCCAAGGATACTTCAAGCGGTTGCTCGTCACCTTCCTTAACTGTGTCGAGATCGCCACGGTCAAGCAAGTATTCGTATTCCTTAGCTTCTGTCCAAGTAACATTTCCTTCACCAATCTTCACCTCAATCCGTTGAGAGATGAATGTAATCACATCAGACTGAGCCGGAACTTCCGCACCCCAAGCAGGTGTGAAGACAAAGTTTGTCGTCGGACCTGTAGTGGCAGGTGTTCTCCCTGTAACTGTATATGTGGTTACGTTATTCACGGTATTAACTGTAAACCGCGCGCCAACCGGCACTAAGTCAGTGTCAGTCGTATTCAAAACTACTGTGTTGATATCAACATCAGTATCAGATGTAGCTGGCGTAGCTTCATTGATTGTTGCACTGCCGCTTAGACCATCTTGAATGTAAATGGTCGCATCGCGCAATTCAATACGTGCCATAATATGGCTCCTTTTCAACTATCTTGTTTACGCACTACAATCAGAGATTGTACTACGCGCTGCAGTTGCCTCACTTACATTGCAACGACCAGACACGGCGATTGTTGCTTCGCCAAGGTCAAATTCCAGCGACTCATAACGGAAGTCGGAGAATGTAACCAATTCGTCTTCATCGCTACCACATGGTACACAATGCATTACGATCATATCTACGGCATAAGGTTCACACAAGTCAGACGAACTTGACACCCACTCTGAAGCATCACTTTGCTGCTTCAAGGCATCAACCGGCGTAATGTCTTCCCCCGTGCCTGTTGTGATGTGTTCATAGACAAATTCCAAGGATACTTCAAGCGGTTGCTCGTCACCTTCCTTAACCGTGTCTAAATCGCCACGATCAAGCAAGTATTCGTATTCCTTAGCTTCCGTCCAAGTAACATTCCCTTCACCAATCTTCACCTCAATCCGTTGGGAAATAAATGTAATCACATCAGACTGAGCAGGCGTCTCCGCTCCCCAAGCTGGTGTGAAATCAAAGCTCGATGTTGGAGCGATACTACCCTTTACTGTTTCTGTGATAGTAACAGTTGTAGAACCGCCGCTGAGATTAGTTCCGTTACCTGTCATCAGGTCACAATCTATACTCCCCTCAGCACCCGTAAATTCAACAACCCAGTTGGTTGTCGGACCAGGGCCACCTGTCACCGTTACATTACCTGTACCAATTGTTGACAACAGTTCCAAAGCAGATTCAACTTCAGCCATGTTGGCATCCCAATCAATAGCCCCCGTCTCTTGACTCTCATACGTGAGAGTGAAGTTTCCACTTGAGGTTGCATCATCAATATTGATAGTTTGAGTCTCGTTGACTCCATATCTAGCAGTAACAGTGTATGTAGTTACGTTGTTCGCGGTATTAACCGTAAACCGTGCGCCGACCGGCACGAAATCAGTGTCGGTCGTATTAAGCACTACTGTATTCACGTCAACAGCAGTGTCCGTTGCACCTGGAGTAGCTTCTGCAATTGTAGCAGAGCCACTTAAACCATCTTGAATATAGATGGTTGCATCGCGCAATTCAATACGTGCCATAATCTGGCTCCTTTTATAGTTTCAGGTACATCTCGTAGCGACCGTCCACCATAGCTTGCCGGATACGGTCTTCGCGACTTATCTGACCAAAGTGGATCAACCTGATTGATTCAGCCCTGCCTTTTCGTTGAGTTAGACAGTCAACTAACGTTCCATCGTCACCAACGGCGGGCCCGTACTTATACACGGGAATACGCTCCGTCATAGCTTGTGCAAACTTCCCGCCCCACCGTGCAATTCCGTAAGCATCTTCTTGAGACATCATCATCCTGTTAGTTAGCAGTATGTTGATATCAGTCCATAGCCGCCAGCATCCTTGACTGACCTCTCTAACGAACGGACCATTGACACGAAGTTCAGCATGATCCTCCCGCATTGTTTCTGGTTCACGCTCGTCAACGCCTTCGACCAGAAGCGGTAAGCTAAGCCCGTCTGCGATGTTTTTGAAGTACACCGAGATTGAAGCAAAAACCCACCGTGCCAGGTTTTCGTTCAATGTTGTTGCCATAATACATCACTCCGGTTAAGTTGTTGTCCCACTGACAGTTTGCTCTAAACTCAGTTGTTGGGTGACGTGCTCAAAGAAGACCTCTTCAGGTCTCACACCCTTCACCTCTCTACCAATAATAGACCAAGCTGTATTACACTCGAATTCCTCATAACTTTTGATATCGTACCGCCGCCCATGGTACACGATCCAATCATCATTTGTAAAATGATAACAGGTGGGCAAATCTCTTGCGTCAATGATGAACATTCGAGTTCCAACATCATACGAGCCGCCCATTATGAACATCTTGTTTGCTGAGATTTGAGTAATTGATTGTACAACCTCCCTAGCAATTTTTACAGGGAGTACAATACATTTTCGTACAACATTCACCGTTTTATCGACTGTCTTCACCCCTGATTGGTAATCTGTCGCAACATCAACAATTTGATACACATCGGCTCTATGTCCGTATTGCCTCTTTAAGCTGTATAAGGTGCGTCGGATGAAACGACTTAATGTACGATTCTCAACCACCGGAGTGGCGGGAGACTCTACAACCGCGACTACAGTTTGATTCAATGCTAAAGCACTGAATGGTGCTGCACCTATTGTCCCTGACAACCCTGTACTTTGATTTAGTGTGAGGGTATTAGATAAGGATCGTTCAATGTCCAGGGTTCTACTTACACTTTGGTTCATCGAAAGGGCACTAGAAAGAGATCGAATAAAGATCGACCCCGCCGCAGATGCATTTTGAGTAAATGCTATGGCATGATTCAGTGATCTTTCATAAACTTGCGGCGGAGTAAATCCTAGCCGCCCTGTAATGTCATTGGTATCTATACCCGTCGGCGTCGTATCAATACCACTTATAGTTTCGCTAGTTTTCACGGTGGACGTGAACTGCCCACTTTGAAGATACAGTTTTTTATCAGTAGAACCAATCCAAAGAGTATTCACACCATCCCAAGAAATATCTTGAGGAACAGTATCGACGCCGCTTACATTTTCACTATCTTTGATTGTTGAGGTAAACTGCCCACTTTGGAGATACAACTTTTGGTCTATGTTCCCTACCCAGGGTGTATTTGTACCATCATAAGAGATGCCAGCAGTACCTAAATCAACGCCGCTTACATCCTCACTGGTTTTCAAAGTAGACGTGAATTGACCACTTTGAAGATACAGTTTATCAGCCTCGGCACCTGACCAAGGGGTATCAGTACCATCATAAGATATCCCTGAAGGAAATGCATCGACTCCACTTACATCCTCACTGTCTTTGAGAGTTGAAGTAAACTGCCCACTTGTTAGATACAGTTTCTTATCTGTGTCACCAGTCCAAGGGGTGTTAGTATAATCCCAGGAGACGGCCGTCACACTTCCATCAATGCTGCCTACAGCTTCACTAGTCTTTACAGTAGACGAAAACTGCCCACTTTGAAGATACAATTTATCAGCTTCTTGGCCGCACCAAGGAGTATTGAGTCGAGCAAAAATAGAACCGGCTATAGATACACTTTGATTCAGTGAAAGTGCATCAGAAAGAGAACGATCATAGTCAACAATCGTAGATACACTTTGATTCAGTGAGAGTGCATCAGCAAGAGGACGATCATAGTCAACAATTGTAGCTACATTCTGTGTGAATGCTATAACATTGTTTGCTGACTCGTTATACTCTACCCCCGCCTGTGGAAGTCCTCGCCCTACATAATTGTTAGTGCATATACCCTTGGGAAGGT